GCTCGCCCCGGTGCGATGTCGACCACTTCCGGTTCTCGACTCGCTTGTGACCGGCGGCGATCGCCCATGCCCACGGCTGATGAATCGTCAACGCTTTCATTCGATCTGATCCTTCAGACGATCCGCACGATGCGGGCTTCAACTTCGTGCGGTGGGGTTTCGACGGCTTTCCCGGATTCGTCGTCAACCGTCGCAGACCATGTCAGCCTGACGACTTCGAAGACGACATACACGTCATTCGACGACACGCCAATCCTTTCGCCGATCCGGGGCGCACCGGCGAGGTTGATAGTGAACCCGCCCTCGTGCTCAAGGTCGATCAGCTCTTCGTTGTCGCCGGTCCATTGGTCCCACAGCGGTCGCTGCTTGGCGATGAACTCGATGTCGGTCAGAAACAATCGAAAATCCATGCTTAGAATCCTTTCGTGCCGAACAGATACCCCTGCCCCGGCTCGTCGTCTTTTCCGATGAACAGCACACCCTGGCGGCTGTTGTCGTTGTTGTCGATCTGACGCTCGGCCGCCGGCCGGTGTTCGGAGTCAGAACGGCTTGTCTGCTTCATCAGTTCCAGCAGTGACGGTTGCGAGTGGTCCATCTTCAGTCTCCAGTCGATCGAGAATCTGCTGCCATGTCGCGGCCGCCGGCGGCAACCTCGAGTAATCGGCCGCGATGAAGTCAAACAGCTCCTGCGCGTCCCATCCCATTTCGTCAGCGGTGAGATCCCAGCCGGGAATCAGATCGTGATCGCCCTCGCCGAAGGCGTCCGGGAATCGCACCCACATGCCATGCCGCCAGAAGTCGCGGCAGTCGGTCGTGTAGCAGTACCGCTCCCACACTTCCTGACGGATCGACCATTCGAACTCGACGCCGGCACGAGCCGTCTGTCGAAGTTCCCGGTACCAGTCGTGAAGCGTCGCGATCGGAATGCCCAGCTGAATTGCCCTCTGGCGGGCGTAGTGTTCCGGTGTTACAGTCATTGAGCCTTTCCATTGTGGTGATGGTCGGCACCGGCCGGCGACGTGTGACAGCACGCCGCCGGCTTTTCTCATTCTTCCGGCTGGAGCCTCGCGAGTTCGTCGTCGAAGATCTCCGGGAACAGCGACTGCCGCTGCTCGCGTTCAACGGCCGCTCGCTTCTTTGCTTTCCGCTTCTCCCGTGCGTCAGCTAGCTGCTGTGCAGTCTGCGGCTTGTAGGTGTCCGCAGTGAACACCGCGACGTGATGACTGAACCGGAACGGGTAGAAGATCTCGCCGTTGCACTCGTATCCGGGGTGCTGGTCTGGCGTCATGCGTTCGCGGAATTCGTCGCACGTCGACTGGTCGGACCAGACAACGTGATCCTCAACGCACTCGCGAACTCCGTGGAGCAGCTTGTCAGTGAAGACGTGTTTGTAGATTCGCTTTGCACCGGGAAACTGAGCCGCCGCCGCTTGCCATTGGCGGCGTTCCTCTTCGGCCAGTTCCGCACGATACTCGGCCCGTTCGATCTCAAATGCTGTCGGTGTGGGCATCGTCTCAGTCCTTCAGTTCGAGCCGGGGCATCCCGCCGGTCAGTCGTTGAGCAACGGCCGGCGTCATGCGTTTGGTCGCCCGGTACGGCAGCTTCAGAGCACCATCGGCATTCATCTCGGTGAGGATCAGCAGCACATACTGCGCGGCGATCTCGCGAGCCGACGGCCAGTTCGTGTGGTAGTAGCTGATGGCGATCTCGTGTGCCCACCGCCAGGTCTCCTGCCAGATCGGGCACCAGTCGCCCTTCGGCCGGATGCCGTACACCCGCAGCTGCGATCGCACGGCTTTGATCAGCTTCTGCTGCGGGCCGCCGGGAAGATAGACGCGTGCCATTGAATCAGTCCTCCCGCAGCAGGCCAGCGTTCGCGAGTTCTTCGGCATGATCTCGCAGCTCGCCGTTCGGAAGTTCTTCCAGGTGCTCCTTCAGTCGCGCCGGCATCGGGTCTTCGCCGGCGATCGCCAGTTCGATCTGTTCGTCAGTCGCTCCGTACTTCGAAGCAAGTTCGGCCAGCTTTTCGACGACAGTGACCATCCCGTTGGGCAGCCAGATCGTGTCGGTGATCGCTGGGTCAGTCGCGAGCTGTCGAATGCAGATCAGCAGATTGTCGGCGGTGTACGTGTCAGACATCGTTGTGGTCCTCGCGGTGAAAACGCCCCGCCGCGAAGTGCGACGGGGCTGGTGATGGAGTGCGTTCTACGCGGCGGCTGCCGCCGTCTGTTCGATCCCGGCGACTTCGAGGATCGCCTGCGTCAGTTCGTCACGCTGTCGCTTCAGTTCGTCGATGATCTGTTGCTGCGTCTCGACGACCTGCAGCAGCTGCTTGTTCTCGCTGACGATCTCTGCCTTCGTGGCTCGGCTCGTGCTCAGCAGTCGGTTCGTGTGGCGTACCATGTCAAAGTCCTTTCGTGGTGATGGTCGCCCCGCCGCGACGCGCGACGGGGCAGGGAAGAAACGGCAGGAGCCTCACTGCTCCTGCACGCGAATCTCAGCTTGTGCGGCGTAGTACGCCGGCTTCGCGGTCACGTCGGTCACGGTGCCCATCGCCTGGCTGATCAGATCAGTCGGGTTGTGGCAGCCGGTCCCGGTGAATCCATTGGCGTCGACCGTGCCGTCTGCAGTCACGGTCAACGTGCCGCCCTCGGGGTGATAGACGACGACCGAGCCATCGGCCGCGTCTTCGCAGTACCAGCCCTGAGCCGCTGCGGCCGAGCGGGCGACCTCGACGGCGTAGTAGGCCTTCAGCGCGTCGATGTCGGCGACGTTGCCCCACTGGCCTTCGTAGTCGTCGAACAGCAGCTGCCCGTCGTCGGTCAGGATCAACGGGAAGGACCAGTCGGGCAGCCGGATCCCATAGCCGTCATGAGCCGCGATCTCGCCCGACTTGTCGTCACGTTCGAAGAGTTCGTGCCGGCCGGGGCCGATCGCGTCGCCGCCCATTCGCTCGGCCGCCCGGCCGAACGCGTCACGGTCGCGGAACTCAACGTCGACCTTCATCGTGTGAGAATTGACGACGACGCGGCCGATGCGTCGCATGATCGGCTGGAACCGGCACAGGTCGACGACCTCGAACAGTGGGCAGGTGCGATCGCAGCAGAAGCCGCTGGTGATGTTCGTTGTGGCGTTGTGAATGGTCATGGTTCTGATCCTTGTGGTGGTGATGGTGGTGGGTGCGTCAGTCGTCATTCAGCAGCGGTGGGTTCTGCCTGCGGCAGTCGGATCGTCCGAGCCGGCCGGCGTTCGAGCACGTCGTTAACGGCTTCGCCCATTTCGTTCAGCGTGTTCGTCAGCTGCTCCTTCGCGGCGTCAGCATCGAGCGCGTCGCGGGTGATTCCGCCGGCGAGATCTTCGAACTGATCAACCAGGCGATCGAGATCCCGATTGCTGCCGATCGACAGGTCACGGAAGCGGCCGACGAACTCCCGGATGTGTCGCAGCTTGCCTTCCGGGAATCGCATGTTCTCGGCCGTAATGCGATCGCGAAGCTCACCGACCAGGGTGCCGAACTCCGTCGCAAACGTCGTCTCTGCCAGTTCGACGGTCTCGCTGAAGCGGGCTTTCATCTTCGCCAGTTCCTGCTCGTACAACGCCGGGTTGATCTGCAGCAGATAATCCGGCGGGGCGAGCGACGGGAAATCCCACGACATCTGAAACTCAGACGCCGGATCGGCCGGGTAGTCTGACCCGTCGAACAGACTGCCGAGCCGTTCGCGGGCGTCGTCGATGATCTCGGCATAGGCCGCACTCAGCTCGGCGACGGCGTCGGCCAGTTCGCGTTCGAACGCCTGCAGCTGCTCGTTGAATGCCGTGACTTTCTCCTGCCGCACCAGTCGGATGCCCTGCTCAACGTAGGGCAGCGAGTTCGCAAACCACCAGTCACGGATCGTGCGACGCAGTGCGTTCAGTCGCAGGACGGCCGGGTGCTTCCGATCGAGAAGTGCCTTGCTGCTGTTGATCTGCTTGGGGTCGGCACCGACGGTCTTGGCGAAGCGATCGACAACCTCGCGGCCGAGAGCACGACGGAAGGTCATCCATTCGAACTGCACCCGCAGCCCGGTGGAAATGCGTTGAAGATGGTCGCCGTAGTTCGTCATGGTCAGGGTTCCTTTCAGATGGTGGTGTTGTGTGTTAGTGCGTTTGCACTAGCCGCGAACGAATCATCCACACGGCGTGAACCGTGGATAGTGCGGGAACGATCGAAACCGGAAGAAATCCCAAACCCGCCCGGCCGAAGCCGGGACGGGTCGGGACCACCACCATGATCAGTTCAGGCCGGGCGATGACTGACGAATGCGGCGGGTGGGACCGTCGCCACCGAGCGGGCTGTTTGCCGATCGTAAAGAATCCTTCGCCCAATCCCGCAGCTTGCGAATTGAGTCGCGCTGAACCGTAGCGATGGGCTTGATCTGCTGCGTTAGTTCGCGGCAAACATCGAGGGTCGGCTGCCGGCCGGTGCGACGGGCGGCCGACTTTACCAGCTGTTCCAGCTCGGCACCCGTCCAGTCGTCAGTCAGTCGCGACACGTTGCCGATCAGATCGTCTGCGAACGTGCAGCCGAAGCGTTCCAGATGCACTCGCAGGATCGCATCGCGTTCCGCCGGCGTCGGGCAGTCGGTGAAGAACCGTTCGTCGAAGCGTCCGGCCCGCGTCAGTTCGGGCGGCAGCTTGCTGAAGTCGTTGCAGGTCGCGACGGTCAGAATCGGCGACTGATGCTCCTGCAGCCAGGTCAGAAGATGGCCGACCATGCCCAGCGTCGTGCCGCCGTCAGTCTGAGCCGACGACGCGAAGCCGCCGAGTCCCTTCTCGACTTCGTCAAGCCACAGGACGCAGGGTGCGACGGCTTCGGCCAGCTTCAACGCGGCCCGCATGTTCTGCTCGGACTGACCCACCAGACCGCCCTTCAGCGCGGCAACGTCGAGACGAAGGACCGGCCATCCCAGCAGGCTGCCGGCCGCTCGGGCTGACAGGGACTTCCCGGTGCCGGGAACGCCCACCAGCAGGACGCCGCGAACCCGCAGCTGCGGATCGTCCTGCACCGGCAGCACTTCGTCGGTCACGTACGACTTCAGGCCGTCGAGACCGCCGACCTGATCGCCATCGACGGCAGGCCAGTATTCCAGGTGCCCGGACTTCCGCACGAGCTGGATCTTCTCACGTTCAACGATCGACGGGTCGAGCTGCCCGCATTCGACGGCCGACAACGCGAAGGCCGATTCTGCTTCCTCAAGAGTCAGCCCGGTCGCAGCGTCGAGCAGTGCATCGGGCTTCGACACGTTCAACCCGGTGGCAGAGCAGACGACGTTGAGTGCCTTCTGCAGATCGTCACGCGACGGCAGTGCCTGATCGATGATCGGGCAGTCGTGGGCCATCTCGGCCGGCAGATTCCAGGACGGGGCCAGCAGGAGCACCAACGCGCCGCAGCCCTTCAGTGCGTCGATGCGATCGAGCAGCGGCCGATACGCCGGCCCGTTCGCGACGATGTGCTGCCAGTCACGCACCACCAGAATCACGTTGTCACGCTGCGTCGCCTGATCGAATGCGGCGGGAAACTGACAGCGAGGATCGATCGCAATGCCCTGCTTCAGATCGACCAGGCCGCCGGCGGCCGCAATGCCCATCAGCTGGTATTCGTTTGCGTCATCGCCGAAGTGCTCGATCACGTCGGCGATCAGCCGGCGTTCCTCAACTGTCTCGACGGCGACGATCGGGTATCCGGCGTTGTGGTACTGAGCGATGGTGTTGATGGTCGAAGTCGTCATGGTCGTGGTTCCTTTCAGAAAGTGTTGATGGTCGCCCCGCCGCGACATGCGACGGGGCACAGGGTGTGGTTCGGTGGTCTACTCGGTCACGTTCTCAAGCGATCGCAGGCGGGCCAGGTACTCGCGTCGAAGTCTCAGTTCACCGCAGAGTCGATCGATCGACGGGCCGCGTCCCTGAACTTCGCCGCAGCTGTTGATGCTGGCCTGCTTCTCGCCGTTCTCGATTTCTCCCCGGCACTGCTCAGCGGCTCGGATCAACGATCGGGCGAGGTTCTCGCATTCTTCGGCCAGTCGCGTCAGGTTGTCTTCAACGTCGAACGAGGCCGATCGCAGGTCACATTCCAGATGGAACTGCAGGTTGTCGGTGAATGAAGCCATTGTCGTGATCCTTCGGGCTGGTGGTGATGGCCGCGGCTGTGTTAGTGCGTTTGCACTAGCCGCGAACGAATCATCCACACGGCACGAACCGTGGATAGTCATGGATCGTCGAAATCTGAAAAAAATCAGAAACCCGTTCCCGCGTGGACAACGTATCGCGAACGCACTAGGCTGGCCCCTCGATAACAGTCAGAAGGGGAGAGCGATGGACCTGTTCCAGGAGTCACAACGGCCACTCTTGCCGGCATTGAAGGAGTTCTACGCCGTCCTGCGTGATCCGATCACATGGGCACCGCGTGACGCATCGCGGCAGTACCCGATCCTGCGGGATCTCGGCGAAGCAGCGATGCGGCTGTATGTGTACCTGTCACGTTCCGAACAGCTGATGGTCGACTATCCCGACTGGCGGACGGTTGCGACCGCCGAGCGTTTCTTGTGCTTGCCGGATTCTCGTCTGTTTGCTGCGTCGAGCACTCCGGAGATGCTGCCCTTGCCGATGGAGTATCCAGACTCGCACAAGTACCGTCCGAGCCGTCGTCACGGCGAGTTTACGGCGTGGCATTCGAGTGTCTGGCAGTGCCTGCAGCGATGGCCCGAACAGGTTGACGGCGAGCTGATTCGGTTCGATTCGCCTGAGGAAACAATCGAATACGTCGAATCGATGCAGGAGCATCTGCCGACTCAAATCGCACGGGCGATGGATGTCCTGCAACGGGCTGAGAAGGATGCAGGTGATGTCTCGTGACAACCCGGAAGATCTGGCAGATCAGATTCGCGAAGGCGTCGAGGCGTTCGTCGAGCGGGGCTGGTCTGTCAATGCGATCGCACACGCGGCTGGCGTCCCGCAGTCGTCGCTGGCCCACTGGTTATCGGGCCGCCGAGCCGATATCTCGCTGCAGACGGCGTCGAAGCTGTGTATCTTCCTGCGCTGCCATCTGACGAAGCCGCGACCACGCCGGCCCGAATGACCCGTCTGCGTCCCTGAGCGAGTCATGGATGACGATCGCGATCTCGGCACTGCTGCCTGACGAAGTTCTGGCGTGCATTCGGCCTCGGCCGGACATCAGCACGATCGATTGGGCTTCGCGAAACGTGCGAATGCCGCACGATTCCAAAGTCAGAGGCGGCTTTCGCATCGACCTGTTCCCGTACATGCGGGAACCGTTCGAAGTCTACGACGATCCCTTCTATGAGCGACTGACCATTCAGACGGCGTCACAGGTCGGAAAAACCACCTTCGCACAGGTCTGCGTCGCGAAGACTGCCGACACGAACCCGCACCCGATGGCATGGGGCGAACCTGACGAACGATCGTGCAAGCGAGTCATCCGACGAACGTGGCGACTGTTCGACCGCACGCTGCAGCTGCAGGACAAGCTGCCGCCCAAACATCAACGCGGCAGCGATCGCATTGAGTCGGGCACGTTCGTTGTGCATGGTGCATGGGCCGGCAGTGCGGCGTCGGCCGCCGACTTCGGTGCGATGGTCGTCGTGCTCAACGAGACCGACAAGATGGCTCCCAAGTCGAACGATCCGGAAGCCGACTTCCGGTATCTCCTGCAGGAGCGAACCAAAGGCTATGCCCACAGCAAGGTCATCGAACTGAGCACGCCGACGCTGATGCACGGCAGCTACATCGAGAAGCAACGGAAGCTCGGTGACAATCGATCGTGGCAGGTGCCGTGCCCGCGCTGCGGCGAGTTCGATGAGCTGAAGACCGGCGATGGCAAGGAACCCGGCGGCATCATCTTCGACAAGCTCAACGACAAACTGGATCCGCACACGGCCGAACAGACCGCCCGCTACCAGTGTGCGAAGTGCAAAGGCGAATGGTTCGAGCACGAACGGTTCGACGTGATGCAGGCCGGCCGTTATGTGCCCGAAGGTTGCTGGATCGATCCGGCATCGCACGAGCTGTGTGGCACGCCGCTGCGTCGCGGGAAGCACGCCAGCTTCGGCCCGCTGCCGACACTGGTGTCACTGCTGCCCGGCATCACGCTCGGAAAGATCGCCAACCAGTGGGTGTCGGCTCTGACCAGTGAAGACCGTGCCGGCCAGGTGCGGAACTACATCAACAGCTGGGACGGCCGCACGTTCGATCCGCGGCCGATCAAGGTCGAAGTCGAAGACGTGGCGAAGCGTCTTGCCGTCCCGCAACCGGAACTCTACACGTGCCCCGAGTCGTCACGCTTTGTCACGGCCGGCGTCGACACCGGCCGCATCGGCGAAACCATGCTGTTCTACTGGACGCTGGTGGCCTGGTCCTACATTCGTCGCGGTCACGTGATTGCGAAAGGTGTGACGCATGGAGAGGATGAATTCCGGAAATTGATCGGCGAATGGTTTCGGGACGGTTTCGATCACGAAGACGGGCTGGGACCGTGTCCAATCAAGCGAGTCGGTATCGACGCTGGCTACGGTGTGGATTCCAATCGCGTCTACGACTTCTGCGACGGGCTGAAGAACGTGTGGCCGATCAAAGGCGGTGCCAAGGAGTTTCAGGACTGGTTCCAGCTGGGCTTTCAGCGTTCTAACGCACCGCGTCAGGTACTGGCTCGAAAACGCAAGCTCGGAATGGGTGACCTGATCATCGTCAACTCAGACCGCACACAGCAGTGGCGGCTTGATCTCACCACCGGCGTCATCAAGCCAGGTGCTCCGCAGTTTGTCACGATTCCGCAAGAGCTGGCGGATGACACTGAATGGTTGTCTGAACTGATTGCCGACTATCCCGACGACACCGGGCCACGCCTGAAGTGGGAACGCAGCGGACCGAATGAAGGCGGCGACACGCTGCGATATGCGCTGGTCATGGCCGAACACTTCGGCAATCGAAACGGCTACAAGTGGCGCAAGCTGCCGGCCAGAACGAAGGAAGAAATGTTGCAGCGGAATCCACAAACACCCGCTACACTGCCGGCCCCTTCGCGGGGTTTCCAGACGCCGGGCGGCCAGAACTTCCTTGCATCGCAACGCTGAACGCGATGCGCCGTTCACGTATGGAGACAGTGAATGTCAGACGACACGGCAACCGCCACAGATGAAGTGACGCACATTGCGGACAACAAAGAAGCCGCAGCAGCGTGCGACCTGAGCATCAAGCAGTTTGCAGCGTTAAAGAAGGAGCCGGGTTTTCCGCAGAAAGAGCCCGACGGCTGGCCGATTCTGCGAATTCTGGATTGGCTTGTCGCCCGGCAGCAGGAAGACGACGACGAAGGCACCGAAGATCTCACAGGTCAGGGTGACTCAGCAGCGAACAGTTCAGCGAACAGTTCAGCGAACAGTTCAGCGGTGCAGTGGGTGCAGATCATGGTGCCTGTCTGCACGCCGAGTGAGCCGCGAATCGCCACGCAACAGTTTCGGCCGAATATGTTTCGCGGCCGCGTCGACACCCGTGTGACTGATGAAAAACAGCTGCTCGGGTTGCGGAACTCGCACGCCGGCTGTCGCAACGCTCACGTGCAGTTTCCGAATGAATCGCACGTCGATCGCGTCAGCGATCTCATTAAGTGGCTGTGTCACCAGATTGGCGAAGAAATCGAAGCCGGCCGTTTCGTTGCTGCTCCGACTGTGAATCAGGCCTGATTTCCGCAGTCGCGGTCAACCCGTGAGTGACCGAAAGAACCGCGGGCACACGCTCCGTGCGGCCGGTATCCGTCAGGGTGCCGGCCGTTTTCATGCTAGAAAGAACAGCCGTATGAGCAGTTTCACGACGCCGCTGGTCGTTTCCCCGATCGACGATCGCCGCTGGCGACTGGTCGAATCATTTGAGTACCACGTTGGTCAGTATCCGAGCACAGACGTGGTCTGCGTGCCGGCCGGGTACATCACCGACTTTGCGAGTGTGCCGCGTCCGTTCTGGGTATTGTTTCCCCCCTGGGGCACGTATGGCAAAGCCGCTGTAGTTCATGACTGGTTATGCGATCGCAAAGACAGACCGAGCCGCGAAGTGCATGCCATCTTCAATGAGGCAATGCAGGTGCTGCGAGTACCAGGGTGGAAACGGTGGAGTATGTATCGCGCGGTGTGCTGGTTTGGACCGCGATTCTGACCGCTTAACCCGATCCGAAAGATCCGCCGCCCGGATCTGTCGGAAACAGTTGGTCCTTCTGTTTTGCGGCTTACCGTTCGCCGCCATGACGACGCCAACGCTCACCAGTGCCAGCTCATTCGATGACGTGGTCGCCGAATTTAAGGACACGATGTCCTACCGGCAGCAGGCATCGACTGCACTTGCTGAGCGATTCGTCGTTGCCTGCACGTATCTGATCGGTTTGCGGCCGACTGCCACGCAGAAAGGCCGCCAGGGATGGAACTACGACGCTTCGGAACTCAAGGAATTGAGAAACGAAGCCCGCCGCTATGTCGCGGCGCGAAGCTCTACAGCGACTGATCAGAAACGAGTTCTGCAGGCGAGCTGTAAGAACTTTCGGACATGACGTGGCGTGGAGCAGACGGCAGCTCGCCGGGTTCATACCCCGGAGGTCGCGGGTTCGAATCCCGCCGCCACTACTCGCACGTGTGAACGACGGCCGGCGTTTGAGACGGGAGACGCAGATTGTCAAGGACTTCGACAACAAAGCGGAATGGATTCCGCTCTGCGTCACCGTCGATGCGTCGGCTGATCAGGTCGAAGAACCCGCAGTCGGTCGCGGAAGCGTTTGACGAACTGCGCAGCGAATACCGTTTGGCACAGCCCTCACGGTTTCGCAGCGTCGCTTTAGGTGGTGCCTCGTCTGGTGTGGACGCTGACTGGCACAGTCGCAGCGATCAGAAACTCATGAGCATGATCGAGTACGCGCGGCACATAGCCGCCAACGATCGGCTCGTGGGTGTCGCGCTGCGGCGACTCTGCACCAACGTGCTGCGCAAAGGCGGCTTGCAATATCAACCACAGACCGGCAGTCGCGAACTGGATGCTGTGCTTAAAGCCAAATGGCTGGCCTGGTCAACCTCACCGCTGCAGACGGACATTCGCCGGCGGCTGTCGTTTCGGCGACTCGCACGCAATGTGTTGCGAGCAATCATCGTAGACGGTGACATGCTGGTGGTGCCGCGCCGGGAAGGATTCCTGCAGGCGATTGAAGCACACCGGATTCGGCAACCATACACGATTCGCAACAGCGATCGAAAAAATCCGGTGATCAACGGCGTTGAGATCTCACAGGCGACCGGTCGGGCCCGTCGTTTCTTTGTCGCGAAACCCGACGTGCCGCTGCACACGGTCGTTAAGCGAGTTAACGAAACCGAACCGCTGCCGGCGTTTAACAGCGATGGAACGCCTCATGTTTTTCATTGTGCGTTTCCCGAACGAGTCTCACAGACACGCGGCATCACGGCGTTCAATCGTTTCGGCGATGACAGCGGTCAGCTTGACGATGTCATGTTTGCCTGGCTGGTGCGCGAGCAGGTCACCAGCTGCATCACGTTTATCGAAGAAGAAAACCCCGACGTGCCAGCCGACGGCGATGACGACGATCGGGAACTCGGTGACTGGACGCAGGTAGCGACAGCTGACAGCACGCTCGGCGATGAAGTTGACATGAAGCCGGGCAAGATTCTGCGGCCTCGCAAGGGAAAAACGATCAGCGGCTTTGGCCCGAATCTGCCCGGTGCCAATTCGCTCGAGCACGCCATGCTGCACGTCGCAATCATGGCTGTGAATCTTGACCTGCCAATGCAGGTGCTGATGCTCGATCCGACCAGCACGAACTTCAGCGGCTGGAAAGGCTCAACGAACGAAGCGGAAGAACGCTGGCGGGAAATCGGCCAGGACCTTTCCGAGTGCCTGCATCGACCAACAATCGAATGGTTGGTGGAACGCTGGATCATTGAAGACGGCGTGATTGCCGCGCTGGCTCAGGAACCGGGCGTCGATCCGAAGCGGCACACCTGGAACACGCCACGCAAAGAATCGATCCAGCCTGTCGAAGACGCGACCGCTGACACAATGCGCCTGAACGGCGGCCAGACTTCGCATCGGCGCTTTACACAGGAGCGATACGGCTGCGAATGGGCGGACCTTTATAGCGAGATCATTGACGACCGTGCCGACGGCATCGAAGCCGCGATCGAACGGGCAAACAAACTCAATGAGCACATCGAGGATCCGGCCGAACGCATCAGCTGGCGTGATCTGCTGCCGCTGGCCATGCCGGAAGGAACGAAGCTGTCGATCAGCACGAACGCCGGAAGCTCAAACGATGCCACCGAGCCTGCCACCAGGGGAGCTGCCGACTGATGCCGGACATCATTCCATTCAACGCCGAAAACAATCTAACCGTGACCGGCAGCACAGCGGTCATCGAGATTGATTCACGTATCGACTCGTCGCCGCTGATGTCGGAATGGGCAGGGTTCGTAACGCTCAAGGCCTTTCGGCAGATCGTCAGGGCCGCCGGCGACGGCATCGAAAGATGGGAACTGCGAATTCTGTCGCCCGGTGGAAACGCTGTCGTCGGCAATGCGATCGCTCAGGAGATCAAACGGCTGGGCAAAGACGCCGAAACTGTCGCAGTGGTTGATGCGGCCGGCAGTGCAGCGACGATCGTTGCGCTGGCCTGTCAGCGCGTCGTGATTGCTCAGAACGGTCAGTGGTTTATCCATCAGGCACGCGGGTCAGTCTGGGATGCCAACGGCGAAAAGCTGCAGTCTTACGGCCAGATGGTGCTGGATGCTGACACCGAAATGGTACGGGTTTACGCCGACAAAACTGGCGAAACCGAGCAGCAGATTCGCAACTGGATGAAAGTGGAAACCTGGTTCACCGCAGCCCGTGCTCTGGAAGTCGGGTTTGCAGATGAGCTGACCGATGCCGTCGACGGTCTCGAAGCGTTCAGTCCCGACGGCCTTGAAGACTTTGACTCTGTGCTGCATGCGTTTTCTGAGCTGCGTGCTCAGTTTCGTGGCAAACGCTCAGCAACTCCACCGGCAGACACTCCTGCCACAGACACTGAGGAACCAGAAATGGAAGCCGCAACTCTCAAGGAACTGAAAGCCGCTCTGCCGAAAGCCGACAGCGATTTTCTGGTCGAGCAGCTGGAAGCCGATGCAACAGTCGCTGATGCGACGGTGGCGTGGGCGGACCACCTGCAGGCAAAACTGGAAGCAGCAGAAACCGCCAGGACAGCTGCAGAAACTGCTCAGGCACAAGCCGAACAGAAGGCTGCCGAAGCAGCGGCAACGCCACCCAAACCAGGCAGCAAAGGTGTCGCGGAAGCCGGCGACGATCCGCACGCTGATGGTGACGACGACGGTGCCGGTGGCAAGAAATTTGACAACGCTGAAGCGGAATGGAAACGACAGCTCAAGAAAAAACACGATGCCGGCGAAACACGTGCCGACGCCGTGTTTGAGCTGATGAACGAGCAGCCCGAACTTTACGAGGCATATCTTCGTCAGCGCGAAAGCCGCATCGATCGCCGTGGCCGGCGACCGCAGGCCAGCGCGTCCTGATCGCCTGACACAACCGGTCGACAACTGATCGTCGACATTCCGACCTAACACAAAACCAAACCTGCCGGCAAGCCGGCAACTTTCAGAAAGGACCAGTCATGGCGAATGCCTGTCCAAACCCTGGCCCGACCCGCACGTTCATCGTCGGCGGGACCGCAATCGGTCAATTTCTGCGCGCCAAGCTCAGTGCCGGTGTGCTTGTCGTCGCCGGCATCACTGATCGCGAGGAAGTCGGCATTCTGCAGTTCGACGGGTCGGCATCGTCGCCGGTCAGTGTCGTGTTGCCAAACTCACCGGGCTCGCGAGCGGGCATTTGTTCGGAAGCCATCGCTGTCGGCGATGTGGTCTACACGGCTGCTGCCGGCAAACTGTCGGGCACCGCCGGCGATGGTGCGATTCGTCGCGGCATCGCAGTTACCGCCACGACAGCCGATGGCGATGTGTTCGAGTACCTGCCGGACAACCCACGCAAGTTGCTGCCGGAAGATAACCCGATCACCGATCCGGGCGATGCTGGCGCAATTCCGGTCACCGACAGTGGCTACTGCAACATTGTTTCCGCAGGTGCAGAGACACGCACGATCGCAGCTCCGACGTTTGTCGGGCAAAAGCTGATTCTGAATCTGCACACCGATGGCGGCAATGTCACGGTCACTGTGGCCACGACAGTCAACCAGACCGGCAACAACACGCTGGTCTTTGGCGACGCTGGCGACTGCGTGATTCTCGAAGCCAAGCAAAACGGTGCCAACATTCGCTGGACGGTTGCCACTGCCGACGGTGTGACACCGACAACTGTCTGATCAAAACAACCTTAGGACCGCTGGCGAGCCGTTCTCGGGCGGCTCGCCAGCACGATCATCACCACAGCACTCACACTTACTCGCGGCCTGACGCCGCTTGCCATCAAGGAGGACAAGGATGTCCCTGCAACCCTCTGCTGCACTCGGCCAGGCTCGTCCCGATCTGGCCGACGGTCTTGAAGAGTTTGATCTCGAAGCAAACCGCGCCGGCTACGTCGGCATGGAAATCTGCCCGGTGATTGAAGTGCCGCACCAGAACGGCGTATTCCCGAAACGTACGCTGGCTCAGATTCTCAAGTCGTCTGAAGACACGCGTCGCGCGTCCGGGTCCGCTTATCGTCGCGGCGGCGGTGAATTCACGAAGGACAATTGGAACACGGAAGAACGCGGCTTCGAAGAACCGGTCGACGCCCGCGAAAACGCGATCAACCGTGACTGGTTTGATGCCGAGCTGATCGCTGCCGATGAATGTCGACAGCAGGTGCTCGAAGACATCGAAGAACAGGTGATCGCGCTGGTCAACGCGGTGAGCAATACAACCGGGGCTGGCACCGCGTGGAGCACTCACGCGACTGCAGATCCGACAGCAAACGTGCTGGCCGGCAAGGTTGCCATGCGAAACCGCTGTGGCATCGTGCCGAACGCCATGTGCGTTGAGTGGTCGGCTTTTCAGGATCTGCTC